GCGCGAGGCCAAGACCTCCGACTGCACCTGCGCCTCCGCCTAGTAGGGCGGCGAGTTGAGGTAATTCGGCAACTGCAGCCATCAATTCTGGCCACGCAGTGAGTGCAGCAGCCTGCGTGGCAAAAGCGCCGATGCCTCCGCCTGCAACTACTCCCCCCACTATTTCCCTTTCCTCTTGGCCGGGATCGTCGATCTCCTGAAGGGCTCCCTGTTGAAGTTCTGCTGCTGCGCGCTCTAATGCTGCTTGTACTTGGGGATCTTGTGCTGCCGCTTCGAGGGCCTCTTGACCTTCGGGGGATGACTGAATTTGTTTGGCCGCGGCAACGGCTTCCTCTGCGGAAGACTTCATGGCTTCCTCTAGATCAATTTGTTTTTTTGCTTGCTTTTCGGCCTCATCTCTCGCGAGGCCACCTCGCTTCATTAGGGCGCTTACCACAGAGGAAGGAGGGGGGGATTTTTCTTTATCTTTGTTTTCAGGGTCTGAGCGCTCCTTGCTTAAAAAGTCTCGCCATCCTTCCATTATAAGTTTCATCACTTATAAATAGTTCTATTCTTTATCTACGTCGTAGAAATCCTCAGCGCTTCCCTCGCGCGTGTCAAACTTACGAATGATCTGTTCATCCATGATCTCAAGCACTCGGGTTTTGAACTTCTTGTCTTTAAGCTTTTCAATCCAATGAGCGCTCTGGAACTTCTCTTCTTTACCGTCCTTATGGACCAGAGAGAACCAAGCGCCAGCTTGCTTGAGATTGTCGGAACCCTTGATTGCTTCCAACCAACTCTCGGCGTCTTGGATGCCAACCTCTTCGGTGCCCCATAGAATCTTGAACGCGCAATTGCGGCCCTGTGTACCGAAGCGTGACTTCTCAAGCTTGACCTTCACCTCGGAGCCGATGCGAAAGCCACTCTCATCCTCAATGAAAGCAGACTTCGCCTTGCGTCCTGTCAGCCAGATGCGAAGGGAATATACATAGTGCATAGCCTTTCCGCCTGGGGTAATAAAGGGTGTCGTCATTGCGACGATACGTGCGTTCGGTCCCTGTGGAATATTGGTCTTCAACTGGTTGAGAACCAGGAAGGCAGACTTGGTATTCGCAATCGGGATTGTTAGTTTAGACATTCCCTTTGAGAGAATGCGTGCCTTCATTGCCATTGTGGATTGAGGATTGAAATCCCCCTCCACATCAGATACGGTTGGAGTCAGAGCCAGCGAGTCCCAGATAAACAGAGTCCTCTCGGCTCCAGAGTTTAAAATACTCTCAACAGTCTCTAGAACGTGCTCAACAGATTGGGCTTGCACATAGATAAGCTCATCCAAGTTGCACCCCGTTCGTTCTAGGAATCCTGGGTCTATCGCTGACTCTGAGTCCATATATATTACCGTCATGCCCATCTTCTGGGCGTTTGCTGCTACCTGTGCAGCCATAAAAGATTTTCCGGTTGATTCCAAACCGGCAATCTCCGAAAACTTCCCGACAGGAATACCGCCGAGCTGGCCGCGGCACACAATAGAATCCAACCAGCGCGAACCGGTTGGAATCCATTCTTTCACTTCTGTTGGGTTAGCCTTCTTAAGGTTGTGTGCAACATCGAGACCAGACGTTTTGTTGATAAGCGTTCTCAGCCCATCAATTGAAATCTTGCCTGCTTTAGATTTGCTTTTAGCCATCTAATTCTTCTCTCATCACTTCGAAGCGAAGGTCATCAAGCTCCTGACATATTGCGCCCATACACCTGTCTAGTTCCTGCACTTTAGAGTGGATGCGCCACATTATCCACACTGTACTAAAGCCCATTATAAATACCAAAAAGCCAATCATAACAAGCCCCCTAAGGCAAATCTAAAGTTTTCATCTACTTAAGCGTCAGAGTTCCGGCGCTGGTTTCAACCGAGAGATCAAAGGCGCCCAGAGCCGCATCAACATAACGTGCCCCGCTCTTTTCTTCCCGTGCATATAAGTCGCCAACCCGGCAACGAACTGTCACAGAAATGTCACAACGACCGCGTTTATAATCATACTGCTCAGTGGAATATTCCAAATCATACTCGTTATCGTAAATGGTTTCCACAAGTACCTGCCGTATAAAATCCTCAAAAACCCCATCGCGGTCATAGTCATCGAGAGCACCATTGTCACGCATCTGATTCAGAATATCGGCTCCGTCATCAACAGACCCCCACTGAGAAAATACGGGAATGCCGGATGAAAGCAGAAATGCGAATACTTCCGCAGTGCTAGTTTCCCCCACAGTTTCCTCAACATGACTCTCATTAATGTGCCATACATCCGTTCCTTCGCCGTAGCTTATTGTCACCAGAGCGTCATCTTCAACCTTAAGTTCCTTTAGCTTCTTAACAATATTATTACTCATTTTAATTCCCTTTCTTTTATATATTAAAATGAGGCCCCTGTATCCCCGGGCCTCCCTGCGGCTGTCAGAGTTACTCTGCGTTTTTGGTGTCTTGGACCTCGACGCGGAGTGCCTGAGCTAGCGTCTTCACTTCCTGCATAGTTTTACGAAGACGCGTTCCTGCGGCGTTGTTGCCGCTAGTAAAGAACTTATCGTGATCGGCCCGAGTTTCCTCAAGGAGCGTAATCAGTTGTTCTAGACGATTGGTTTCAGTAGTCATAATTCTTCCTTTCTATATGAGACACCTGATAACCCTGTGCCTCCCTGTGGGGGGGACTTAAAGAGACCCTAACTCTGCGAAAGCTTGGTCGACAGCGTTGGTTTCGCTGTCCGTGGTCTTTCCATACTTCGTGGTCTCGCTGCTCACTGATTCCGGGTCTTCGACCTGGGAGTGAACAAAATTATCCAGTATATTCTGGACATCTGAAGTCGTCTTTCGCTCAAATAGGCCCCCAAAATCTGGGATGCTGTCTAGGAGTTCGACGCACTTCTCGGGCGTCAAGTCCTCGCATAGCGGGGAGGACCGGCGACGAGGCACAAGCTTCGTCTGAGGGAAGGACGCGCCTGGTGGCTTCCCGTAGGTCATTGTGAGATCCGTGCCTGCTTCGGTATCGGTGATATCACCATACTCCGGATTCAGCACGAGCGTCAAGAGGTTCTCGTAGGCAGTCTTGCCGTAACCCCACACGCGGACGCCTCGCTCTTCCTCACCGCGAACCATCACGGGGCTGAAAAAGCGCTGTCGCACGAAAAGAGACTTTGCAGTCTTCTTGCTGTGATCATCGTTGTTATCGACTCCCTCACGCCAAAGCTGCGAGGCGAATTCACAAACGGGACATGCGTCGCCGTAGTTGCGTTTGGGGCACAAAAAGCCCCCCTTTTCTACATTATAATGAAAATGCATCTCCTTGAAGGGGTCCCCATCGGCCGTCGGCACGATGCGAATAGTCTGTTCCCCGTCCTCGGGGCGCCAAAACACTGAATCTGAGTTTCCGTCTCCTCGAAGGTTAGCGAGCTTGTCTCGCATCTTGTCTAAATTAATACCCATTTTATTTTCCTTTCATAGTTGGGTTAGAGTACGATCAGCTAATATCCTGATCGTCTAAAAATGATTGTACCATAGATGTATACTTAATGCAATAACAATATTTCTGTTCGTAGGTGGTTTTGAACACTCCATACGAAACATTAACATTATCGTCTAACTGGGATTTGACATAATCTGTTATTATGTTGAACAAAGTTCCATCTTCCTTAAGCTCAATCTCATTGATACCATAGTAGTATACCACCTCACGCGCGTTTGTCAAGTCAAAAAACCACTTTTCTGTTGATTGCTCGATATCGAGTACGCCAATGGTGGCAATCCGACTTAGCTCTGAGGGCTCGATAAAATTGCCTATGACCGGCTCTGAGTTTCTAAATACGTTAATCATATGAATTGTATTAACAACTGCCTGATTAAGTACATCGTAGTATCCCATAATTGGCACAGCGCCGATTCCTTTCTCAATCATCTGGTTATCTGCCAACCAGACTGCCTCTATCATACCCGAACGAGCATATTCTTGCAAGATATTTTTAACGATTTTCTCTTGTATTTTTTGCATTTCACTGGCCATTGAAAGATCCGACTGAATGTAGAGCACCGTAACCCGGTTTGTTCTTAGCTGCTCCAGGAGTCTTAGAACGCCTCCCGATATTTTGCCGGAACCCGCAACGGCGAGCAACACATCACTGTTAAAAAATTTAAGTTTCTTTTTCAAATTGGGGAAATGAGTATCATACTCTTCGTGGCTAGCCCTTTTTCTAATTGTAATGTCTGCTTCCTTAGTGGTATCGATACTAATGGTCGTATATTGCGGATACTTTGAAAAAGCCCTCGCAATATTGCAGCCGGCGTTGCCGAGACCAACAATTATCATGCTTCTTCAACCCAATCAAGAACAAGCCCCATCTCAAAGCCGCCGCGTTCTACGCGCTTTGCTGTGGCATAAGCAAGAATGGACTTTTCATGTATTCCTGCGCGATAACAAATAAAGTTCATAATCTCCATTACGTCGGCAGCTTCTTCAGCACAAGGATTTTCAATAAATTCTTCTATTTCTTCCCGCAATTTCTTAAAAGCATAGCGGCGCAGGGTTTTATGGTATACTTGCCGGACTTGGGCTGTCTTGCCGGCATCCTCAATGATCTCTGGGATTCTGTCCCGCACAAGTTTATCATAGCTTTTTTTCATAGCTTCAATTCCTTCAGGGCGCCCAGATTCTTTCCAGCGGAGACATTAACCTTGAACACATCATAACGTGTTCTCTTGAACGTGTCAAGTAAATTCAATAATTCATATCGATCCTCTTCGGCGAGGTCAATATAAACAGCGTCGTGAATAAGAAATGCGATGTGGCTTTTTGTCCCCTTCAAAAGCTTATAGACCTTGTAAGCCTGCTCATGCACCATATCAATTGTGGTGCTTTGCACGATGTAATTGAGAGCATGATGTTCGTCGACATTCTCTATTATTCTACCATAATCTGTCTCAATATTACAGCCGTTCCAGTACTTATTTCGCACTAAATCCTTGTTATACAAGTGTTCTAACTGCTTGTTTTCCTTACTAGAATACAACCACGCGAAGGTTTTTACTTTGGCTTCCTCTCGGGTAAGCTTACTATCAAAAATGTTCTTTACATTCCAGCTATGAATATCATTTTTGGGCTGCTCTACTCCAGAAAGTGCCAGAAGTACCCTCAACTCTGCCGCGTTAAAATCAAGTTCCACGAGCCAATCATTCTTCGGCTGAATGCATGACCGATACTCTTTGTTCATTGTAAGAATTGGCAAACTATTCGAATTTGTTGAAAGGCGCCCCGTAATAGTACCCCAAGGGTTATAATCACAAATATGCTTGACTGTTTGTAATGTGCGGTGAAAGTTTTGTCCGCGGACGGAACTCAAAAGATGCTGAATTGGACTGGTTTTAATATTTAAAGCCCGGGCCCGAATATCAGAAAGCATTTCTACAAGATTATACATAAAATCATAGTTCGCGGGTCGCTCTAAAGTCTCCAAAACGTGTTCCGTGATCTTATTTTTGGCCGCTAGATATTCATAAAGAAAATATTCCGGAAGAACGTCATAAAAACAATTTTCTTCCAATGAAAGCCGCGATGTGTTGAAGGCCTTGAGGCACGATTTAAGCGTCTTCTTAATGTGAGACCACTCCTCCTTCATTTCTTCTGGACAAACGGCTGTAAGGGACGCTCCGTGGCTGTAAATGCGCCCCAATTCATAACAATCGCCCGGGAGGTGACGCGAGTACTCCCAGGTGCTTCCTTCTGTTGGCAGCAAAGGGGTGGGATTGATAATATTTTCGGCATAAAAGCCAATACAATCACTTTTGTGATCTAAGAGCTGAAATAACAAAAGAACTCCTTTTTGTTTAAAAGAAAAATTTTCAGTTAAACGCCCGAAATAGCCTTAGCTATGTCGACTGATGTTTCTATTATATCAGGGGCCGCGGTTTTGTCAAGCAAATAATCTGGATTTATAATGTCGTAATTGACAGGATACGTGTATTTTGAATACAGATTATTAATATATGGGAGCACACGATCAATGCGGGGGCCCGCCGGGTCGGAAGCTAAAACACGGGCTCTTTTTTTTATAAGCGACACGTCGCCGGCGCTGTATTCCGATTCTATATTTCTTATGTCAATATAAAGATCGATCAATTCGCTATCGATACTCAAGCTGAAGTTTGGGGGGAGAGGTGTCCTAGAAAAATTTTTAACTTGAAACACGTTTGTGCATTGAGGATTATAAACTATTTTTTCCTCCTGATAAAGTGGCTTTTTGGTAACAAACTTATTATAAGCTTCAACAATTAAGCTGCTCAAATCTTCTAAATCGTCGAGATAGACGCGCCTATAAAAAACATCAAAAAAATTATCTTCTGTAATAGGCTCACCAAGCCCTGTCAAATATAAGTTTAGATGCCTCTTGATAGCACTCGTAAATAAGTCAGCCGTTAAAATCCACGGCATATTCTTATTAACTGTAAATCCATATTTTTTTGCAGCCGCAACAAAAAAACTAAAGTTTGGATCTGAGATATAGTCAGTGTGTTTAACGGCGTCATTGCCAGCGTTGGAAGAGGCTATTCCGATGCTCAACCCACTTATAAGCGGACTAACTCTATTTGTTAATAAATAATTAGTTTTTGTTATAGGCAACGACGACGCTGCTATTTTCAAATATCTAATAAAACGATCTTTAAAATCATTAAAATTTATAATTGGTTTTTGCTTATTCTCTCTAAATGTTTTAATGAATGCCTGGATAACAGTGCTCTTGCGAGAATTCCATTCAACTGTTGGATTGACATAGCCCAAAATTGCTTTAGGGTCTTTAAACATACTGTTGCCTCTGGGATCTAGGCATTGTGTAGCATTGGCCAATCTCATGTGATCCACAAATTTTGTAAAAGCATCATTAACAAAATTTAAACAATACATATTTGGCCTCAGCGCATAGGATATCTGCACTAATTCATCGCTGCGCACAATGATTGTGTCTTGTCTGCGATCTACGCGTCCAAACAGGGTTTTATTATACCACGTGTCAATAGGCACAGTCAAGTTTTCAGGGTAAATCATTTCTTTGTACATGGTTCGCTGAAAAAATTTCGACCTTGCGGATAACCCATTATCTCCCACCGGGTTTTCCAATTGATCTGAAGTATACTTAAAGGTTGTCATGTCGTTATAAAGCCCGGGGATCGCCAACATAAGTCTGTAAGTCCTCAACATAGGACTCTCCTATCTCCGGCGGGTCGCCGTCGGTGCCCGTGTATAGCTCCCCTCCGTGGCCCCAGAGGCGCCCGCCGATGATCTTATTCTGTTCAAGATTGATCCCTTCTTGCATCGCGGTGACCGTCGTATCAAACCCAGCAATAGACACAACACTGGCTACTTTGGTTATCATATAATATCCCCCAAATCCCAACTGTTTTGCCAAATTAGGTTGAGTTCCGGTAGATCTCATACTACCTACCCCTATCCCAATGGGCTCCACGTATATATATTGGCCATTTCTGTGAATCGTGTTGCCGACCATATCAATATTTACCGAATATAATTCTCTAAGTTGCTCGGCACCCAAAGCTCCATGCCTTTCCAAGCGCGCCTCACGATAATATTGCATATCATTTCTATGAAACGATATCTTTTTTGCTAAACCACAACGAGCTCCCATAAAATAATGGTATATACCATTGTTTAGGTCGGTATTATAATTGCCAGTAAATGGTTTTGAATCTACAGAATATATTAATACTGCTGGTATTTGGTCTTTTTTGCCAGCTCGCAGGGGGACGCATGAAGTGCTGTCGGCGCCAAATTTTGCTTTAGCTAAATCTCTTGGTAGTATATTCATCTTGCCAGCAAACTTTTTATCTAAGCTAAATGTGGCTGTGTCAAAGCGTAAATGATATTTCAATTTTTCATCAAAACATTTTGAGTTAAATGCTTTCGCAATAAGAGTTGCGCAAATATCTTTTATAAATTTAAGAAGCGTATATTGCTCTTTTAATGGCTTCACAACAGTTGTCGTGAACCATGTTTGAAAATAGTCTAACGATATAGGAAGATTAGATATGTTCGTGGAATACACAATTTTATTTACACCCGTAAATCTTAAAGGATCGATCTCTGCGAGTGCAGCCACGGCTGAGCCATCCTCGCCCCCGCAGGCGACTACGACCTCTCTTATTTGAAATGCCAAAAGAGGATCTAAAATCTCTATCTGGCCCATTAAGAGCTGAAAACTATCTCCAGTTGTAAGAAATTCCAAATCTTGCAGGATTGCCTCTATTAAATCTCCCAAATAAATAAACGGCAGATATAGCACGTCGGGTTTCTTCTTGTCCTGTATTTCGACTGCGGAATTCGCCATGGCGTCCCGGTACCTGCGCATTTCCCGGCTCTCGCGGCCAGTGTCGGCGACCTCGGCAGATGCAGCTACGGCGCTAAGGGCTTCGGCTTCCAGGTTGTCAATCTCTCTCTGCGACAACTGCTGCGGGTCCAAGACAGGACTAGATTTTGGATTTTTTCTACGAACTGCTTCGGCGGCGCGGTCGGCCGGCGACATATCCCTAATAAGGCCGAATTGCCAGGCGTCCAGGCCTACGGGGAGATTATATACTTTTCCGGTGTCGTATACTCCGCCTAAAAACTTTTTGTATTTTAACATCTTATCTTTTTTAGTTAGGGCTGCTCTTTCTTCGAGCAGTTTCTCGAGGCTCTCCGCGTCCGCTTCGCCGGAGCTCTGCTGCGCCGGGGACAGTCCTTCTGCTGCGGCATCGCCGATTAAAGTTCTTTTTATTTCTTTTCGTAGCTTATCAATCTTGCCATTTAAGTCCTTTTTGTCAGCTTTATATTTGTCGCTTCCTACAAATAAGTCTGCATTTGGCGACCTTAATATCCCCGATAAAGCTGCCTGATAATTTATTGATAGATCAACAGAACCATCTTCATTAAATGTTAGTTCATGAGTAGTTATTTGTAAATATAACGACGTTTTAGCCATCGCGATGGCGCTCCTCAGGTGGCCCGCTTCTTTCGCGTCTAGGTCAGAAAACTCACTAACTTTATTTTCAAAATCAGGCGGAACGCTCCACCCTACACAGACCTTAATTCTAAAATGCTCTCCTTTATAGATATCATGTCTCACCTGACAAACTCCAGAATTCCTAGATTTCGCGGCCTTAATTTGATCTCCTTCCTTTCTAAAAGAAGTACCGGATCCTATAATTAAATCCAAATACCCTGCTTGATTAGGAATGCCGGCCTGGGGAGGGGCCGTGTCTGATTTATAATTTAATGAAAATAAATCTTGAACTGTCTGAAAATATAATTGTAACTTTGCTGTTATATTATTTTCTACTGCGGCTGGCTGCGTTCCGTCTAGGGACCAACTGAAAGATTTAATTCCACCGCCCGGATATCGACCGAACTTTTCGGCCAAAATGCCCTCGATTGCATCCGGATCAATAAAGTTAGGAAATGGTATTTGAGTTTCCTTATACGCCCTAAGGGGGTTATCTTTAAGATAATCGACACGGTATATTTTAATATATGGAGTCAAAAAAGCATATACATCGGGGCAAATTTGTAAATATCGATCAATAATGGTGTTTTTATTTCCATGATTAATATAAGATACAATATTTCCTGGTTGGCCCGACTCGCCAGAATTAGTCACTCGACCAATATATTTATATGGGGTTCCTCTGGAAGTGACCAGCTCTTCCTGGAAATTGGTAATGCGTTTAATGTTTTCTAATAAATAACACTGGTGATCAACTGGTTTTAGCTTTTTTTTGTATTTGGCGAGTTTTTTCTGTATCTCATTGTATTCGACTTCTTCTAGGGCGGCTCTAGTCCTGCGCTCCTTGGTCGGCTGCCGGAAGAAAGCAATGCCCTCAGCCTCGCGCTTCACGTCCTTCAGAAGGCCTTTATTCGGGGCGAGTAGCTCCGCGAGGCGCTTCGCGATTTCCTCTTGATAATTACGAGCAACGCGCGCAACAAACCTACTATTATGTTCCCGGGCGGCCTTCATGTAGTCGTTGTACGACTTCGCGTCGGTATAAACTGCACCTGGGGTCTTGTAGTCACCGATCTCGGGCAAGTTTATACTTCTTTTGCAGGTGCCGTCATCGGCGAATTTCGCGTACTGTGCCTCGACGTGGGGCCAATGTTCCCGGTTTGGTATATTCTGACTCCAATCGCCCGTAAGCGACATATTGTCTTGCTGCATCGCGACGTAATAGTACTTCACGTGATCTTGAGTTCCGATGACGTCGAGCGCGTCGTCGCCGTACTCTGCCTGCGCATATTCGCGCACCGTGTAGGCCTTGGCCCCGATACGTTCCAAAGGAATCCATTGGTCTTTTCGAGGGCTACGATCATCGGAACATACTTCAACATATTTCTTTGATGTCGTGCCGAGGAAGTTCGGAACATTGGATCCAACAAGACCGGTGTTCGCAATAAGTGCTATAGCTATCTGTAAATCCCACGCATTAAAATCGGCGGGCCCGTTGTCGGGACCGTGAAGGCCGGGGCCTACGTTTTTAAAAATTTGGGCAAAGGGCACCGGTCGAGTCATATAGTAGGTGTCGTGCTGTCCGTGCCAACCCACCTGGGTCTGACCCCCGCTGGCGCCGGTGGGGGTGTAGTCTTTCGCGGGCTGGTCGCCTAGGTCACCGCTATAAAGCTCCTTAAAGTCATCAAGTAACTTTTTATTGACTTCGCTCAGGCCGCGCGAACCGGGAACGTCCATAGCGAGTTCGCGCCGGATGTTCTTCAGACCGGCCACGGTGATCACCACATTTTCACCATCAATCTCCCACCCCACAGTGACGCCGTGCTTATCGATTGGGGCATAACTATTAATGAACTCCACGATCTCTAAATCGGTCTTCCGTTCCCCGCCAGTATGCAGATGATTATTTAATAGAAATTCATACAAAAACGAATCTACACAATGCTCTATAAAGCCGCCAGCCTTCTCGAGGCGACCGCGGATGATCTCTGTACTATTCGGCTGGGTCATTAACTAATAATCCTTAATCCATGACGTAGCTTAAAATTTTCTCCAAAGGCAGCGGAACATAAATCATATCTCCCAGCTGAACGTCTGCCTCTGTGGGTCTCTTATTATAGTGAGCTATAACCCACCAATATCCAGGATTTCCGTAATGCTGACCGGCTAGTTTATAATAGCGATCGCCGACCGACCATATATGGATAAGTCGATTTAAGCTTTGGATTTCAGCGGTCGTGGGATACCTAAAATGTGCTGTATCATATTGCCTTATATATTTAACCTTTTTTTCTTTAAAAACGCCCGAGTATTCCTCAGAATCATTTTTTAATATTCTTCTATCATCGTATCTGGTTCCCATCATCGTTACTCCGTCACTTCCGCGTTTCGCGCGGCGGTTTCTTGGCGGCTTTGCTCAGCAGGAAGGGCCTCGTTGTCGTGGAAGGTGGTGGTACCTTGGCTATTGTTCCACTTATACCAATCCGCTTCGCCGCCAATCGCATGTGGAAAATTCACTAGATCTGTCGTTCCGTTGTTGCTGCCAAAACGATACTGACCGTCCGTTCCTTTGACCCAACCAGTTAAATGAGTATGCAAAACAGTATATTCCAACTGAATTTGGTGTCTCTGATATATTATTGTAGGGTTTTTAGGAACAGCGTTGTCTTGCACTAAAAACTGACCATCTTCCAAATTCGGAGTATAGCTAAACCCCTGTAAGAACCCCACTAATTCCGAATTATCCGATGCATTTTTAACAAGTCCCGACCAACTCATACTTAAAAGCGGAGCTGCAGCTAAAATCTGTCTATTAGAGCGGCTATCTGATGAATATAGCGGGTATAAAAACTTAGCCAGTAAGTTTAGATTATAATGATTGTTTGCGGCTTCGATGTCATCGCGGGCAACCACATCGAAAGCGATACTAATTTTGCGTCCTGTTTTTTGAAAAGTATATAAATCATCCATTCGGCCATATACGGGAGTTCCCTTCCAGTCAGAAGAGAAATTATCTCCAAATCCAGTAACCCATCCATCAAACTGGACTTTCTGGCCAGTTGGAAGATGGCTGATGTGAATAGAAAAATGCTCATTTTCATAAGGTTGTGCATTGAGTAGATTCTCCTGTTTCGCTGTTACTATTGACATATCTATTTACCTCTGAGCATACGGACTTATGATTGCCGCGCCGGCTGGGGAGTTCAATGCTGTAATTATCTGCTCATTTAATTCTTTCTCTCCGATCTTTACAACAATATTAATATCCGGTGAGTTGCCGGTGCCTTCAGCCCCGCCCTCCGCTCCTCCGAGGGCGGACAGGAGCGGCTTTGTGATTGCCTCTTTGAGAATCGGGCCGGCCAGGTATAAAAATGCGCCTGCGGGTAGCATCCCTAGGGGTGTTGCATTGGCGGCGCCCTTGGCCAGGGTGCCGAACAATTGTTGGAGTGGGCCCCCCGGCTTGGCGGCTACGAGAGTATCTTTGTTGTGCACTTTTATGGCTTTACCATCCGAAATGACCCCGTCCTCCACGCTAGCGTCCCATGTAGCACCTTTTTCTGCTTGCATCGCCAGGGCCTTGTCTGCCCGGTCGCGGCGTTTGGTTTTGGCCCGGGAAGCAGCGTTGTCGTCACTGTAAGCTATACCAAAGGTCATCTGATTCGCGAAGCCTTTCCAGGCCGCCTTAAATGCGCCCATGGCGGACTCGCCTGAACTGAGAGCACGAACAAATTCAATAACAGTTCGGACGGTGGCGCCCAGTGGCCCCAGGAATTTCAACACCGTCATCCCCATTTCCACCAACGCGTCGCTGGTAGAATATCCTGATTTTTTGAGTTTCTTGAACCACATAACGAGACCCGTAATGAGAAGGACGGCGGCGGCGATGCCGATCGTCCATGGATTCGCGGAGAGCGCCCAAAGGGCCCCATTTGCGGCCTTCACAGCCAGCGCGAGCTTGTGCAGCACCATACCCATTTGAACTACCTTTATAAACACTGCTAATACGATGGTGAGCTTCGCAACCACTTGCAACATTTCCTTATTCTCTTTTATCCATTTACTAAATTTCGATATACCTTCGCTTACGTCTTTAACCAGTTGTTTATTTTCAAGAATGAGCGATCGGAAAGCATTTTTAAGCTCTTCCATTACATCTTTGCTTTCTGCGGCAAGTTGAGCCAATCGCTCTTGATTCATCATTTCCAATTCTTCTTCATCTGACAAGGCGCCCATCGCGCGGCGAAGTGTATCAACGTCTGTTCCAAGAGCGGAAGCAAAATTTAGGTGCTCAAGCTTGCCGAGTTGATCGAACTGAACTCCCGCGGCTTCGATCGATTGTTTTATAATTTCGAGACGATCCTCCTCGGATGAGTTGAGCATATCGATAGAGTTAAGATACGGCCCCCCCAAAATGGCATTGAGTTTGCCAACTTTCGTTGCAGCGCCCTCAAAAGTATCAAAGCCTTCGCCAACTAATCCCAAAATAGAATCAACAGACAATCCTGTTGATTTTGACTGTTGTTCGAGGCGCTTAAATACATTAATCATATTTTCGCCATAAAATGCCAATTTAGGTGCGGCAGAGGCCAAATCTGCAGCAACCTCCGAGAAGGGTTTGCCGATTTGATCCGCGATACTCGTTACTTGGAGAAGCATCTGCTCGGCGGCGCCGGACGTCATGCCCAAAGACTTGGTGGCTTGGTCCATAATCTTGGCACTTGTGTCGGTCGAGACTCCAAGTTCATTCATTAAAGCAACGGTGGTACCAATTCTTTTTGCTTCCTCCTTATTTAGATTCGTAAAATCCCTATAAGTACTGAATAAAGATAATGTGGCCTTGCCGGCCTCATCCATGGTAACGCCGGCGCCACGTGCGGCGCTCTCAATGCCCAATAGCGTGTCGTTGTATTTATCGCCGGCACCTGTGGCTTGTTGGAAAGCTGCGGTCGCTTTATCTTGAGCGACCATTAAATTGAATGAAGCGCCAATAAATTTAAGCGCGGCAGACGTAATAAATTTAAAAGACGTAATGTTTTTCTTCATCTTTTTCAACATCCCCTCAAACTCCTCGGCGGTTTTGGGAATGTATTTTGTATAAAGAGTATTAAACGCACCGCTAAGACCAAAAAGTGCTTGTCCGTAGTTATTAGCAATGCCCTCCCCGGCCTGGAGAGCTTGGTGATATTTAGTCTGCTCTTTGGTAAGTTCTTTGTACTCTTCTTTATTCTCTTCTATATCTTTGGTCAGCTTCAGGAGCTGCGCGCGCTCGAAGTCGGTGATCGGTCCTTTCTCCATCTTCAGCTTTAATTCTTGTTTCTGAAGCTCCATCGTCTCGAGCAGAGCTCGATGAAGCTTTAGATTTTCCTCTGAGAGTCTGTGCTTGCCCTCGGCCTCCAAGATCAGTTGATTATTGATCTTGACCTGCAGGTCGAGGTCTTCTCTTTTGAGCGCGAGGCGGCGCTCAAGGGCTGCGTTGCGACGGTCTAATTCATCTGCGCTGGGATCAGGGGGCGTTGTCATGTGTTAGTGGCCATTTTCTTTTTAATTTTTAAAGGGCCAGCGCAGTCCTGTTTCGGTTTCAAATCTTCGTACAGATTTCTCAAGTGAATGCTTATCAATTAAAGTTTTGTTATTATTTAGGCCGTGTTTCATATAACTATCCATATATCGTTTTTCTTTTTTCAGAGAATCAAAAAAAGACTCAACTTGATTTTGAGTACCGCGGATGGATACAGGCACATCGACGCCGGCATAGTAAAGTCCCAATAACAGATTATTTACTTTATCGGAAAACTCATTATACACATATTCAGTCAAACGATTTTTAGTTAAATCAATAATCACTTTTGTAGAATCGCTCACAGGTCTGCTCTCCCTTTTTATAAATAGTTATTTAAACAAAAAGACGCATCAACTATGTCCGTCGCCGCGCTGGGCATCGTCCATAGCTTTATTCTGATCTTCAAATTCTTTAATGAGGCGCTCAACAAACCAGCGCCGTAATTGAACAGGGAGGCTATATGCTTCTACAAACGACCAGCCGCCATGGTGCTTAAGAACGAATATTTCTTCGTATACGATTTCTTGGTAGTCAGGACCCAGGCCAAAAAAACTCGGCCGACATTGGCAGCCCGACCCTCCCCGCATAACTACATGCTTCACATTCATAATCAACGGTTAAGTCTAAATTTGGCACCAATTCGTCATAGGCAGCTCGGATTTGGCGAGAAACCAAGGCAGGCATAATTTCAATAAACTGCCGAACAGCGTCAGGCGCCGATCGTCCATTAACTGCAACAATAATCGCCGATAGTTGAGTGGTGATATCGGCATCAGGCTGCTTCAACTTACGACGTTTTTCTCTTTGCTTACTCACCTTTTTCTCGTCTGAGCCCTTAAGCAACCGAACAGTTATGGTTAAATCAAATTTTTCAATCCAAATATCATAATTGCCATCCTCTGTCGGGGTAACGTTACTTGGAAGTACAAGATTCTTTATTTCAATATCTTCCAGATTAATATTCTGAGGCACCGTCGCATAACAACTCGGACAAGTGACTGAAGCATCATAATGCGGTCCAAAGCCAGTGATTCTCGCTGCTATCAATAACGCATTTTTATCACCCACCAAAAGCTCATTTACTTGAATAGATTTATCAACTACAACAGACTGCAGCAATCTATCCAGAGCGACACCTTTCTTCAACAATGATTCGGAGGACAGAATGTCCTCTTCCTTAGCTGTCATGTGGCGGATTTCTATGGTTGAAACACCATGAAGGACATGTCCCTCTTCATATTGTAATCCCTCACTAGGTAAATCCACAAACTCAGTGGGTAATACAAAAGAAAATAAATTATCTGTTTTTTCTTCTAGCGCTGCTATTGGTGGATTGCTGTCGGGGGGGTTTTCGGGGACTCCAAGTCGCCCAGAATTCTTTCTCCTAGCCATTCATTACCTTCTTTCTTATTATTGCAAGTTTCGAATAATCTCAAAACCGGGGCCCTGTTCATAGGCAGCCCAATCATATCTAAAAGTTATATCAATATTTAAAAGCTCATCGCCACCATAGTCTAAGTCGCCAAACTTAGCCGATGTAATAAAAGCATTCTTAAGAGTCCAAATAGATACCACTTGACCCTCGCCAGTAAGCTCATCGATTTCCACATTTCCTAAAGCCAGCTGTGCAGAACGCTTATTAACGGTTCCAATTCCAGAGGCAATGCTTCCATCACCCTGATTAACACGAAGATTCTGTAAATCCGGCATTAAATATCCAGATTGTGACAAAGCGTCATAAAGCAATTGGTTTCCGTCTGGATCAATAGAGTTAATTAACGAGACCGTGACCGGTTCCCAGGAAACCGTGCCCGGATAATAAAAAGTATTGCCTAAAAATTTGTGAGGGACTTCAGAGATAGAATATGACGGTTTTGAGGCTGTTTTGGCCAAATACTCTGCATACGCTGATTCCCCATTGGAGGTCCTAAGTTCCGGAAGCCTTAAAATAAATCTATGTTGTCTTTTAGGTTCTGATAGTGCGCTTGTCCAAAATGCCATTTGCTTAGTACTCCTGTTTTTAATTAAATAGTGTAAGAGTTTTTTTCTCCCAGGCTTAATTTAATTAATCGTTAAATGATGCTCCCGTTCTGGTGATATTAAAATCAATTGCGATAAACTCTATTGCTCTGGTTGGCTTCAAGTAAATCTTAGCATATAAAATGTTTCTGTCGATCAAATCAGGGGTAGTCGAGGTGGCGTCCAGGACCAATTTAAAGTCCGATAAACCAAAATTAGTTTTTACATCCTCAAGAAACGGCCCTGCGCGTGACTTAAATCGTGCCCAAGTAGTTGGAACATTGGGATCAAAAAGAATCGTTGCCGCCATCTGGGAAATACGCTTCTTCACGAAAATCATCAGCCGGCGCACGTTAATGCGGTCCAGAGCAGACGGCGTGATCTGCAGCGTCTTCTGACCAAAGATTACGATACCCTCAGCCGGGAACTTCGCGATCGGGTTAATGTTTGCCGCGTAAAGATCATCACGGTCCTTGCGTCGTAGCTGGTGTGCCACATCAACGACCGGGATGCCAGCAGCGCCCTCAGTAAGTCCGCCGCGATTAAACCCAGCAGGGGCAAACCAAACCTGACTCTTGCGCTGAGAGCTTGAGAAAGTACCCAAAGCGGCCACTGAAGGAGGCAACCAAAGCATATTACCGCTGATAGTGTCTCTAGCTCGAACCCACGGATAGAAGCAACAACCATAAGAGCTGTTTAGTCCTCTCGCCCGAAGATTGCTTACCGCCGAAGTAATGGTGCTAGCAATGTTATTTCTACTAACAGATGTGCCCTCTTCTCGAGGTGATAAGCCATCAGGCAAATCAATAATTGCAAGAGCATCTGCGCGATCTTCACAAATATTAATCAAGTTCGAGGTCAGACCAGAATTGGTGCAACCCGGAATTGTGGCAAGATTCATCTCGACCACTTCTGGGTCCGCTAACGAATCGAGCGCTCTGTGTAAAGAGTTAAATTCATAACTTGTTAGATCAGCCGAACCAATATTTCGATTCGCAAAGGAGTCCATCTCGCCAATATCCATGCCGTCAAACCCACCATACATAGGTACGGTGAATCGGTCGTAACCAGCATCAAGGACACCCGATACCCGGCCGTTTGTTCTCGTGAGAGACGTGCCAGCATCATAATTGCCCTGAGCCCAGACACCAGACCCTGATACATCATCTAAGCTAAATACAGTTGATGTGCCGCGCACGCCGGACGAGGCGCCGGCGAACATACTTCCAACAATACCGCCGCGTGGTCGCAGCATATCAATTGTTGAACTATCAAAAACAGTACCGCCGCTAGACTTCCAAACTTGGAATCCGAAATAGGCATCTGTTTTAACACTTAAGTTGCCAGAAACAGCAGCAACGCGCAACTCAGGTGCCGGGTACAACAGCTTACATGAAACGTCAGTGCCGGCCGTACCACTAAGAATTAACCAGCCATTAGTACTACCACAATATGACGGTACAGGATTTTTTGCTGGCGCAGACCAGTTATCCGCAGAGCCAGTGACCCACGAACCGGTGTTGGCGGTGCCGACGCCGTTACTGCCGCTAGTAAAGGTCTCATCGACCCACTTGGTAACTCCTTTGAAACCAAATGGCAAGTAACTAGCATTTAAAATACCACCATCGACATCAGAAGCCGCCTCAACGCGAATAAAATCAGACCGGTTATCCCAATCGCCAGTTTCATAGTATCGCCTCTCAGTCTCAGACCACTGCCGATATTTGTCACCGACCTTGCGCGACACATAATCCAGCGAATTAGGGTTAAGATTGCAATTAGTAAATTGTTCAATAACTCTTACAACGTTGTCTGAATCACTAAGCGATCGTACGACGACCGTAAATGTGCCATAATCTGTGGTATCATTTGATGATACCTTGATATCTTGAATTGAAACTTTAATATTCTTATTAGTCCAGTCGCCCTGTACATCTAAAGCATGGAACCTTAATAGGTTTTTCTGTCCAGATCCCAGATTACAACTAATAATCCATGGGGTTTGTGCAGACTGGGCGGAACCATAGAAGGTAGCTCCGTTGAGCGAACTGCCGGCGCTAAATAATTTTACCAAAGCCGCATATGTCTTATTGAGAGTACCTCCGGTAATGTTTGCTTTCACGTGGCGGTCAAATGTCTCTCCCAAGAAATAATTAACTCTCGTCTCGGCGCTAGTGATGCCGCTGT